TTATTCAAGCTGCCGACACTTTCCAAAACCTAGAAAACAGAATGATTGCCTTAACTGGCAGCGAAGAAAAAGCTGCTGTTGCATTAAGGCATGTTGCTAGAATAGCAAAAGAATCAAGAAGTGATTTTGATTCTATGTCATCTCTATTTACTAGATTAACTGTTTCATCCGAAAAATTTGGACTAACCCAAGATCAAATAGCAGCAGCTACTCAAACTGTTGCAAATACCTTTGTGATCGCAGGAGCGCATGCACAAGAGGCTAACAACTCAGCGAGACAGTTAGCACAGGGTATTGCTTCAGGCGCTCTTAGAGGAGACGAGCTTCGCTCTGTGATGGAAAATAATGTTATCCTCACAGAAATGTTGGCTAAAGAGCTAACAGGTGGAGATATCGGTCTCTTAAGAGAGATGGGTAAAGAAGGCGCTATCACTGCTGAGAAAATTCTTCCTGTTCTTATAGGAGGAGTAGCAAAAACCCAAGCACAAGTTGATTCTATGGCTATGACTTTTGGTCAAGCCTTTAATCAGATAAAAAGCTCTTTTGTTGTTTTAATTGGTCAAGCAAACAAGTTAAGTGGAACTTTCTCAGGTGTTGCTTCGGTAATGAGTCATTTTGCTGCAAATATGGATGCAGTATTAATACCGCTTACTGTTTTTGCAGTAAGTTTGTTACCTAAAGCGGTTCTTGGAGTTAAGGCTCTTACAGCAGCAATGGTAGCAAACCCAATAGGGGCAGTAGTAGCTGGAGTAACAGCTCTTATAACTGTTCTGTATATGTTTAGAAATGAAATTGTAAATTTTGTTTTACCAGCATACCTAAACTTTATAGATAGAATGAAGATAGCTGGAATTTCTTTTTCTAGAGATTTTAAATCTCTAGGAGTAAGTATTGCCAATTTCTTTAAAAGCGCTGTTAATATGGCAATCAAATCTGTTAATTCCTTAATGGATGCCTTGCCTGACTTTGCAAAAGAAAAATTTGACATCAAACCAATGGATCTTTTTGAGTTAGAAACATTTGACTCAACAGAAGCAGATCAAAAAATTCAGGCAATTATTCAAGGAATGGCTGATAGGGCAGGTCAGGAATTAGAAAAAGTAGAGATTCCTAGTATTATGGATATGCTTCTTGGTAAGACAGAAAAACAAGAAGGCGATGTTGCTGCAAATGTTAGTTCTGTTATAGATACGCAAAAATCTCTTTTCCAATTATTGCAAGATGGATTCACAAAATTTGCTGGAGATATTAAGCCAGTACAAGAACAAATATCAGATATTTTTCAAAATTCATTTAAAGCAATAGAAGATGGTTTTATTGAGTTTATGAAAACTGGCAAATTGAATTTCAAAGAATTTGCAGATTCAGTTATAGAGCAATTAATGAGGATTGCTATTCAACAGCAAATTATAAAACCTTTAGCTGGTATGCTTGGTTTAGATATTAGCAGCTTTGAAGGAGGGGGATATACAGGTAAAGGAAATAGATCAGGGGGCATAGATGGAAGAGGAGGATTTGCTGCAATTCTTCATCCCAATGAAACTGTTATAGATCACACTAAAGCAAATGGAATGATTGGAGCAAGCTCATCCAATGTAACATTTAATATTAATACTGTAGATGCTAGGGGTTTTGATGAATTGTTATCATCAAGAAAAAATATGATTACAGCAATGATTAATCAGGCTTATAATTCTAGAGGGAAGATGGGAATAATTTAATATGAGTGGCACATTTCCTACAGATATAAAACCTAGAAGTCTACAATTACAAGACAATAGACCAACCATAATGAATCATGCTATTTCAGGAAGAAGGGTAGTAAGAGCATTTGGATCTCAGTATTGGACTTTATCAGTTCAATTACCGCCACTTAATAATGATGATGCAATGGAAGTATTTTCATTCTTGCAAAAACAAAAAAATGCATTTGATACATTTCAGTATCAATATCCGACAGCGAACAGAGGAGTTGGCGCAGCCAATTCAGGCAGAACAGTTAATGGCGCTCATACAGTAGGAGATTCAACTATAGCTATATCAGGCTTTAGTGCTTCTACATCTAATGTATTAAGAGCAGGTGATTTATTAGAATTTGGCGGACATTCAAAAGTTTACATGGTAACAGCAGATGCCTCTTCTGATGGAAGCGGTAATACAACTATTACTATATCTCCTTCATTGGTTGAAACTTTGGCAGACAATGAAGGCATAGATTGTGATAAGCCAAGTTTTAGCGTTTACTTATCAGGAGATGTTTTATTCTCTACAGATGCTTCAGGATTTTATGACATTAGTTTTGATTTGCGAGAAGAAATTACATAATGAGCAGAGGACTTAGTGCAAGCCTTAATACACAACTTGCTAACTCAAATAACACTTTTGCATTTCTTGTAGAATTATTACTATCAAGCACTTATAGAATTACAGATCATGCTTTTGATGTTACTTACAATTCAAACAGTTATTCAGCTTCAGACCAAATAATATCAGTTTCTACTACCCCTGAAACTGGGGAGCTTAAAGTGGATGAAACAATTATTAAACTAACTAATGTTAGCTCTACTTTTAGAAATGTTTTTGAAAATGAAAATTATATTGATAATGCGGTAACGATTTATTTAGCTGCTTTCGATTCTTCTGATTCTTTTGTAGATGCTTTTGTGTTTTTTACAGGAAATATTAAATCTGTTGAAATAGAAGAAAATAAAAATAATTCTGTTATAGATATAACTGTTGCTAATCATTGGAATAATTGGAATCTAACCAAAGGAAGACATTTTACTGATGAATCGCAACAGAAAATATATTCAGGCGATAAAGGCATGGAGTTTGCTCATGTAACTAAAGCAGATATAAGGTGGGGTAGCTAATGGGTTGGCTTCAAACACTGCAAATAATTTTTATGATTGTTGGTGTAGCCAGTGGAATAAAAGGCTACAGACAGGCAAAAAAACTCCAAAGAAGAGGGCAAGATATCCTTGCTACCAAAACTGCTGATGGCGGTAAGTTGCCAGTAATCTATGGAACTAGAAGGGTTGGATCAACTCTTCTTTATATGGATACAGATGCAGGTAATTCAAAAGAATTGTTTGTTGTATATGGATTAAGCGTTGGCGAAATAGATGACATAGATTTAAACACCATAGAAATTAATGGTGTATCTATTAAAGACTCAAAAGTATTTAGGGATGGCTACTATGCAGGCTCAGACAAAATAGCTTCAGGAGCAGGATCATTATGTACTGCTTCACAGATAGGTAAAAATACCGCAGGCACAGGCGGTCAAAGCGGAACAGATCCAACTGCAAGATATAGAATGGTATTCAATGCCCATCATGGATCAAGCACACAAACAGCAGATCCAATGCTTAATGCATCATTAACTAAATGGACTTCATCACATAGATTAAGAGGAATTGCTTATATTGCTGCTTCTTTTGAATACGATAGCAGAGGAATGTTTAGTTCTACGCCTGAACTTACTGTAGTTTGTAGAGGTAAGAAATTATATGATCCTAGATTAGATGGATCTATAAGCGGTGGAACTGGTAGCCATAGAATAAATGATTCTAGTACATTTGAATGGTCTGATAATGCTGCATTGGCTTTACTGGACTATATTACTAATGATGAATACGGAAAGGGCTTGGCAGCATCCACTGTTAACATGCAGTCTTTTCAGACAGCAGCAGACACAGCAGACGAATTAGTTAATGTTCCTGAATATGCAGGATCTTATTCATCTACTACATTTAGCGGAACAGCAGGAAATAATTTTATTGATGTTGATAGCAGCTCTTGGGACAAGATTAAGGCAGGAGTTTATTTATCGCTAAGAGACTCAGCAGATGATAATGAATATACAGATGTACCAGTTACCGATGTACAAAGATTTAGACCGCATACCGAATCTTTTGTTTATAGAATATTTTTACAAGAAGTTTTAACTTCTACTTACGATGATGAGGGCGGTACAACATTAGCAAAAGTAAAACGCTTTCATTGTAATGGCGTAATTGATACCAATGAGAATGTTTTAGAAAATACTAGAGATCTTTTATCTAATATAAGAGGTTTTT